AGGGATCAGCTTCACAAACTAATTTACAATACATTAGAGCCAAAACTGCTAGAAACGATCATTTTGAAACTAGAAGATATATCGCTGCTGAAATTTTAAGAGATAAAAAATTAGCAGATACTTACTCCGCATTAGAATTAGTACATGACAACTATGGTTCTGTTGTAGGCAATGACGCTATTACAATAAGACAGAAACTAGAAGTGGGTTTAAAAAAAATGTTAAAACAAAAAATCTCTAATTGGGATGAAGTATGGAGTGACCTATAATGAGTAGATACAGACAAACAATGGCAGAGGCCTTAAAACAAGTTAGAGAAACAACATATGGTTGGACTTTAGTTTCAAAAGCAAAAGATATTGCTAAAAAATTCAAAGATAATATGACTAAAGCTGTAGCAGAAATAGAAAAACTAGAAAAAGGTTTATCTAAAAATCCTACAGTGGATGCCGAACTGAGAAAATATAACGAAAGTTTAGATGAAAAATATACAGTAGTTATTACTAAAAAAGATGGTACAACTATGGAGTTAGGAAGATATAATACTTCAGCAGAAGCTCAAAGATATGTCGACCAATACGGCACAGGTGCTAAAATTAAAAAAGAAGAATCTGATTTAGACGAAGCAAGTTTAAAAGATATCTTTACAGCAAACCAAGAAGGTAAAAAGGTAGAAGATATTGCTAAGAAATTAAAAATGTCAGTTGCTGATGTTAAAAAAATATTAGGTGAAGAAATTGGAGAAATATCCGAAGAAAATTTAGAGGAGTTTACTTCCGATATGATTAAGAGATTAAAGAAATCATATAGTACAATGCCTCAAAAACTTTCAACAGATCAAGCAAATGCATTAAGTCGTCATTTAGATAGACTTGATCTTACTTCTTTAAAACAACTATCAAAAGAAAATATACCTTTTCTAACTACACTTGCTAGAAACAAAATCTACAAGAAGACAGGTAAGTTTGAAGATGTAAATGAACAAGATGGTGTTGAAATAGCAAAGATTAGAGCTGATAGAGATGAAAAAGATAACAAAGAAGTAGCTTCAAAAGAAAAAGAAAATGCTTCTCTAAGAGATCAAGTTGCTATGTTAAAGACAAAATTAGAAAACGAAAAGAACAAAACAATTAAACCAGTACCTAATCCTGAAACGGGAGAAGTACCATTAACTATTGGTATTGCTAATAAACTTCTTAAAGACAAAGAAGAAAAAGAAGCTAAGAAAAAAGAAGTGAAAGAAGAAAGAAGACTATATGTAGAAGCTATATCAGCTCTTACAAAAAAGGCAGACAAATCAGGTATGCCTTATTCAATATTAAAACAAGTTTACGATAGAGGAATGGCCGCTTGGAAAGGTGGACACAGACCAGGTGCTAGTCAGCACCAATGGGCATTTGCTAGAGTAAATTCGTTCATAACTAAATCCTCAGGAACATGGGGTGGTGCTGATAAAGATTTAGCTGCCAAAGTAAAAGGATAAAAAAATGAGTTATTTAAAACACAAACCAGGCAGTATCGAAGAAATAATGGCTAACCAAAACCAGAAGTTAAACGATAATGCTTACCAAGATATGTTCAAAAAAGAACTAGAAAAAGCTGGTAGAGGTATCGGCGCTATGTCACCAAAAGAAAAAAAAGATTTCTTTAATAAAATAGATGACAAATACAAAGCGAAAAACGAAGAGGTAAATGAGGGAATAACTGAACCAAATGGTACAATAAGCCAAAAAAATAAAGACCTTTTAAAAGTTAATAATTATATTACTGTCAAAGGTAAAGTATATGTTATAGATAAAGTTAGTTTAGTATCTGGTGTATATACTATGAAAGCTTCTGATAAAAATGGTAAGATGCACACCATTTCTAGTAAAGATGTTGATAGTGTAGAACATTGGAAAAATTCATTAAAGGTGGCTAGCTATGATCCAAAAAATGAAGAATTACATCCTAGAGATGTTCCTCATCTTAAAAAGATGGTTAAAGACGGAGCAAGTGATGAAGATATTAAAAAAATGCATCCTAGAATTACAGATTACGAATTAGAAAAATTAAAAGAATCAGTAATTGATCCTAAAGGTATTAAAGAAGAAGACGCATATGACAACGATAGATTTATTATCAAAAATGGTAAAGCGACAGTAGATAATTCTAATACGGCTGATAAAAAAGATCACGTACATGCGCCAGATGCTAAAACAGCTTTACAACTTCATAAACAAGGAAAAAAAGTTTATAAAGAAACTCACACATTTGTGACTAATAAACAGAACCAAAAACAAAAAGATGTTGATGGTGAAAAGAAAGTTGTTGATCCAAAACCTAAAATGAGTTTTAAAGAAGCTTACAAAAAGGTAAAAGAAAATCAAAACACTGTTGATGATTCTACACAGGATAGAGTTAATCAAGGAGTTTCTGGAGAAGACAATAAGAAAAAAGATCCAGATATTAAAAAACCTAAAGCAAAAGCAGACACAGGTTCAAAAGCTACTCCAGTTGATACTTCACCTGAAGTTGAATATAAAAACTAATCTTTGTTCTATATTTGTTCTACCTAGCTGTGTCAGAATGGCACTTGACTTTGTCATAGGATATGATAGTATATAGATATGGAAAACACTATGAATAACTTACCAAGATTGTATGTAGATATGGACGGTGTACTTTGCGACTTCGCTAAAGGAGTTGAAAAGGTAATCGGTAAATCTATAACTCAATGGTCTTACGGTAGTAAATCCGAAAAGTGGGATACTATAAAGAGTACACCTAAATTCTGGCATACACTTCCTTGGATGTCTGGTGGAAAAGACCTTTGGAACTTTATATCAAAATCTAAACCACATATACTATCAGCATATGTAGAAGAAAGCTTTGATCCAAACTGTATACCAGGTAAATCATATTGGGCAAGAACTAATTTAGGAATGGCACCTGGTAATATAAATCTGGTAAAAAGATCACAGAAACAAAACTATGCCAAAGTAGCTGGTCTACCAGCCATTTTGATAGACGATTATAAGAAAAATACAGACCAATTCACATCAAAAGGTGGTATTGGTATTCTACACACCACAACCTCAAATACAATCAGAGAACTTAAAAAGCTAGGCTTTTAATCATATAAATAGTACCGTTAATTAACAAATCATAGGTTGTTTATTATAAACAACCAGATTAAAAGGAGAGAATTATGTCTTTATGGGGAAACGATATCAAACCCAAAAACTTGACTACCTCAGAAGCTAAGGAAGTTTACGCAACATCTTCAGGCTGGGTTAGAGAATCAGGTTCTATATTATCCGGAAACGGAAACACAAGTACAACACCAGAAGTATTAGTAGCAATCGGCGGATTGAATGTTAATATGGGTACTGCGAACATCACGGACTTAGAATTTGTAAACACAACTTATGATAAGTCAGCTGGTTTCACAATGTCTGTACTAGCAAGATTTAATGAAGCAGTTACAGTTACAGGTACACCACAACTTTCAGTTACAAACGGTAATGAAGGTACTGGAACAGGTAGAGGTCCACACGTATTATCTTATGCAAGTGGAACTGGTACCAACGAACTATTATTCACATTAGTAATAGCAGCGGCTAACGCAGCAACAGCTGAAAATGATGTAATGGTAATTGGTGCAAACGCTATGTCACTTAACAGTGGTACAGTTAAAGACTTAGGTACAACGACTGTATCTACTATAACTAACGCTGCTGGCATAGGTACAGCGGCTGGTTCAGTTACAGTAGTAGCATAGTAACAACTTATTATATGAGGGCGGTCTTTGGCTGCCCTTATATATACTATATGAACAAATTGATCTAGGTAAATACCTAGAGTAGCATTCCCGAAAGGGTTAACAGGAGAAAACAAAATGGCAGACAAAAAAGTAACGGCGTTGACCGATTTAGGTGACGCATTAGCAAGTACAGACTTATTCCACGTAGTGGACGATCCAACAGGAACACCAATCAATAAAAAAGTAACAGCAGCGGATGTTTTTAATAATATCCCTAGTTTTATTTCATTTAAAGATGCAGTACAAACAATTACTGGTGATGGTTCAACATCAACAGCAATTACACTAACTCAAAGTACAACTTTAGTTAACGCTACATCAGCGGCAGCTCCTTCTACACTAGCAGCAGCTGGTACAGATGGCCAAGTTAAGATGATTTTAAATTCTTCAACTGGTGGTACAAATGCTGTAACAATTACACCTACAAACTTTAAACAAGGTACAACAATTACACTTAACGCTCCAGGCGAAAGTGTTGTTTGTATGTACAAGTCTTCTTTCTGGTATGTAATTGGTGGTGAAGGCTACGTAGTAGCTTAATAGATTGGAGATATGATGATAATTGATGAACAAATATTAAAAGACGAAAGAAAAGTATTAGAAGATGATTTTAATACCATGTCAAATAGAATTAAACAAGTTGAAAAAGATTTAGGTACAATGAAAAGTAATCTAAACGCTTTATATGGAGCTATTCAACAAGTAGATAAACTATTGGCAAAACTTAACACAACTGACAATAAAGAAATGCCAGTTGAAAAGGAGAAAGCTTTAAATATAGCTACTAGTTAATATGAAAAAATTTAAAACTTTTATTACCGAAGATAGTATAGAAGATTTTGAAGAAGATATTATTAAAGAAACTCCACCTAATACGGCTGACGCTATGGAACGTCATAAAGCAGGTAAGGCTGGGTTTACGGATATAGCACATTTAAAAGCAAAAGGATTGATACCTAGATCAGATGATAAGAAAAAGGTATCAGACAAATACAAATAAGAAGGAAAAAAATGAAAACTTTTAAACAACATATAAAAGAAGGCCACGGTCAAATCGGAGTTGGTGTAACAACATCAAATTCACCGGAAGACAGTGCTATAGGTGCTCACAATATACAAGATAGTGATGTACTTAAAAGAGTAAATGCTTTTGTTGGTTCTATTGCCGAAAGGGAATATTTAAAACCACAACAAGCAATTGATGAGTTGAGAGAGAAGTTACAAAGAATAGGTTTAACAGTATCACCAGTAGATTTAGAAGGTGATAATGGTAATGTAACTGCAGAAGTAACACAGTTTGGTGGAAGATTTGGTAAAGATACTGATGGTTCTGATTTAAATGATGATGGTATATCTCATAGAAAAGAAGATGGTTTAAAACTAGAAGTTAGTTATGAAACACTTAAAAACGGAACATCTAAGGTCTACGCTAAATTAGTGTAGATAATGTTCAAAGAGATAACCAAAGATAATTGGCTGCTATTTGCACAGCAAAGCTATGACAATCCTACTCTACAGAAAGAGCAGGAATTTTATGATGATATAAAGCGGTTTAAATATCTTAAAAGGTTATTTCGTAAGTATAGTATAACTAAAAAGATTAAGGTAAGATTAGCAGTTAATCATGTTATAGTCTTAGCAAATGTTTTTGGTGTAGAAGTGGCTTGTACCTTATTATTATTAAGATTGATAAGATATATTGGCCTCATTTAAATCTATACTTAACTATTTGGAATATTTGTATCCACATGAATTAAATAATGTGAGTACAGAAAAACAAATAGATGAACTATTGAATAAGGAACTATAATGGCTAGCAGATTAATTGACACATTAATAACTTACCGTGTCGTAAAGTTGATGGTAACACCTTTTGAAAGACAAGAAGCGTTTAAGCAAGGTATAATTGACAAAGACGGTAAAGTATTAAAGAAAAATAAAGAATTAACAACAGACAAAGAAAAGAGTGCTTATACTTTTCTGCATAGATTTGTTTTTAACCTAAAACGAATACTAAGTAAAGTGGGTTTAGGAAGTAAATTAGGTGGTTTTGCTGTTGCTCTTGCTTTACTTTTAAAAGAAAATAAAAAATACGAGCCTCATAAAACACTTATTGAAAGTGCTGTTATTACTTACCTAAAAGAAACAAATCAATACGATCAACTATTAAATGAACAAGGTGAAGTCAAACCAGTTTATGAAAAAGAACCAGTAATGACTTGTTTTGGTATTGATGTTTATGAAAAAGAAGGAAACTATTATTCGGAGGATGAATATGAAAAGCTTTAAAGAGTTAGCACAAGACATTGTTAATAGAATGGAAGAAGACGCTCCTGTAAATTCAATAGCAGGTGGTGGAGTTGATATGGCTCCTAACGCTGCCGTATCTCACTCACCTAAAATGATAAAAAGAAAAAAAGAACAAGGCGATGAACAAGAAAAAATATCAAAAAAGATCGGTAACATGGTCAAAGAGAATAACGACAACAATAGTATTCTATTAAAGCAAGTGTTAGATGGCCTTGATAAAGTTGATACAAAAATTGATGAACAGATTTATGGAAAAACTGAAATTGTAATAGAAGAAAAACCTGAATACAAAACTTTTAAGGACAAATATAATGGTTAAAACTTTTAAAGAGTATATGGGTGGATATAGAATAGGTTACGTTGATAACATAACTCCTATGGTTAGTTTAGGTGATACACCACCAAAAGGACAAGGTAGTAAAGACAGTAGAGGTGTTGGTTTAAATGCTAACTCTACTTCATACGGACTTGGTACAATTAAACCATTCTTAACAGCAAATACTGAAAAGAAAAAGGCAGAGATGTATAAGTTGACGAGAAAGGCTATGTCAATTATGCCAGGTTCTCAAAAACAAAAAGAAATTAAAATACAATTAAACAAAGTTAGAAAAGAATTAGGTTTAGATCCTGTTAAAGAGGATATTAATAAGATAAAAGAATCAGTGTTATATAAACATATGGTTGATAAAAAAATAATAAAGGACTAAAATGGAACTATTAATAGCAATGGCAATAAAATTTTGGCAGTGGTCACTTTTAATCGTATTAGTGATTATTGGTTATCTGATTAACTTATTAGATAAAAAGAAAAGTAATATGAAATTTACCTACACAGGTATGCCTCATCTTAAACCCATACCAATCAAAACAAAAGGTAAAGGTTTTTGGAAGGGTATAGTTATGTGGTTACTATCAACTAGAAATTGGGAATTAGTAGCAGATTGGAAATATAATATGAACGGTAACGAATATGTAATACCAGCAGGCTTTCAATTTGATGGTGCTAGTATACCTAAATTTATGAGAACATTTTTCTCACCAGTGGGAGTTTTATTAATGGGTGGATTAGTCCACGATTATATGTACAAGTACACAGCTTGTAAGCCGTCAACTAAAAAAGGTTCACTTCTACTTGTAGATCAAAAGAAAGCAGATCAAATCTTTAGAGATATTAATATAGAAGTAAATGGATTTTATTTTATGAATTATCTAGCATACTGGTCATTAAGAGCTGGTGGTTTTGTTGCTTGGAGAGGTCATAGAAAAATAAACGCTAAAATAAAATAGGAGACTAATATGTTTTTAACAATAGGTTTATTATTAGGTTTTATAATAGGTTGGTATGTCAATGAGAAGTTTGAAGACTTACAAGATATACTTGACAAGATGTATTCAAAATTAAAATTTTGGAATAAATAAAAAAGGATAAATTATGTTTGGTGGAATTAGATTACTTTTTATTGGGATTATCGCTAGCGCTGTAATAGGCGCTAGTGTTTATGTGATGAAGTTAAGATCAGATAATGCTATTCTAAAAGCAAATCAAGTACAATTGGAACAAGCAGTTTCAACTCAAAAACAACTCATAGAAAATCAACAAAAAGATTTTACAGAAATTTTAGAAGCTAATAAGAAAATGAATGAGCTAGTCGGCAATCTTAAAAAAGATATGGACGATTTAGACAAACGTTTCAACAAAAACAATAGGGACATTGGCAAACTTGCCTTTGAAAAACCTGCTGTTGTGGAACGATTAATCAACAAAGGTACTGTAAAAGCTAACAGATGTATAGAAATTGCTAGCGGATCACCTTTAACAGAAATAGAAAAAAATGCTACAAAGAAATCGGAGATCAATACTGAATGCCCGGCGATAGCAAATCCAAATTTCATAAATTATTAATCTTTACTATGTTCCTTATTGTATAAATAGATATATGTTAAATACTACTAGATTTTATGTATATCATTGGTTAAGAAAAGATGGCACACCATATTATGTTGGTAAAGGTCAGACGAATAGGGCAACCGATAAAAGACGAAGATATATTCCGTCACCAGATAGAATTAAATTAATAAAAGTAAATCTTACAGAAAAACAAGCACACGATTTTGAGAAATCTGAAATCTCAAAGTATGGCCGTAAAGATTTGGGAACAGGTATTTTAAGAAATAAAACTGAAGGTGGAGATGGTCACGTACCAGGTCCAGAAACAAGATTAAAGTTATCTTTAGCACTCAAAGGAAAAAACAAAGGAAACCCTGCTTGGAATAAAGGTCTCAAAGGTGTTCAAAAATCAAATAAAAAAGGTGGTAATAGACCTGACCTTACACCAGAGATAAGAGCAAGAATGGCAGAAAAAGTCAGAGCATATAAACTAGGTAAAAAAATGAGTGATGAGTCAAAAAAGAAAATCAGTAAAGCAAACAAAGGTAATAAAAGACCTGATATGATAGGTAATAAATTATCAAGTGGCGCAAGAGATAACTCGGCGTTTAGAACACCAGAATGGAGACAAATGCTAAGTGAAAGAATGAAAAAAAGATGGGCAAATGGATTACATACTCACCAAAGGTGGGCAAATGCGTAATATTATATTAGTTATTCTATTAGGATTTATTCTAACAGGTTGTTCTAGTGTTAAGAAGTTAAGTATATTTAAGGAAGAAGTAAAAAGACAAGAACTTAACTTATCAAAACCTACACCATTACAGTTAGAAGCTATAAAATGGATTATTATCACTAGTGAGAACGCTGAGGAAGTTTTTAAAAAACTAAAAGAACAAGGCATAGACCCGGTTTTATGGGGCCTGAGCGATAACGATTTTGAACTATTATCAAAGAACTTTGCTCAAATAAGAAACCAATTAACAATAACAAATGAGTTACTAGACAAATATAAAGAATACTACGAACCAAAGGAGAAAAATAATGATTAGAAATTATAAAGATATAGTGATTTTATTAATAACAAGTGGTGTACTATTGCTTCTTGGAGTTATCATCATAGGAGACTATGTGGTAGCACTAGAAGAAAATAGACCAGTAGATGAAAGCGTAATTACATTAATGAAGATGTCAGTTACAGGATTAATTGGTGTCATTGGTGGTTACATTGGTGGAAGTAAATAAGACACAATGTTTTTTGAAATACTAACACAATTTGGATTACCAGTAGCAGCTGCTGTTACAATGGGTGGCTTCATCTATATTATTCTAAAGTATATTTTAGGTGGTGTTGTAGGTTCAGTAAAAGGTTTACACGGTATCATTATGGGTTTAGAAAACAGAATAGATACAATGAATAACGACTTGATACATATTGATACTTTAATATCATCAGCTCTACATCTTAAACCTGATTTAGATAGAATTGCTAGGTCTGATGGAAAGAATGACGCTAGAAAAGACTAATGCCAATATTAGACATACTTAATCAATACGGTTTTGCGACACTGGCCGCTATTGCTATGGGTTGGTTTATTTGGTTCATCTATAATTTTATAACACAAGAAGTTACAAGTAAGTTAAAAGAAGCTTCATCAGCTCTAATACAGTTATTAGATAAAATAAGAAGACTTGACAATGACCTTATACGAATTAAGGCAAAATTAAACACAGTTCTCACTCTCCGAGAACAAGAAAAATACAAAAACAAAGACTAATAATTATAAATAGTAGTATGAAAACATCATTTAAAACAATGGTGTTAGTAGTGGGACTTACATTAATTACACCGACTACATCAATACTAGCATCCGAATTGACACAGGAGTTTAAAAACCCTGCCTTTAGTGGTAATGGTTACTCGTCCCATGTGCTATCCATAAATCAACTTGAAGTACAAAGAAAACAAAAAGTAATTGATGATGAGAAATCAGCAGCTTCGGCCGCTGAAAGAGATGAAAAGAACAAGACAGTAAACAAATTTATTGCCAACGTAGAGAGTAGAATATATGCTAACTTATCCAAACAGTTAGTTGACAATATGTTTGGTACAAGTTGTGATAGTAGTACAACAACTTGCCCCACAAGTGGTACTTCAACGATTGAAGGAGCTACAATCTATTGGGTAAAAGACACTATAACTGAAATCATTACATTAACAATTACAGCTGATGATGGAACAACCACAACTATGGCAGTTCCGATTGGTGACTTTAAATTTTAAAATGAAAACATTATTAGTTATATTACTAGGACTTGTATTATCAGGTTGTCAAACCGGAAAAGAAATTGAAATATATAAAGGTAAAACGCCATACATTGAAGGTACAACTACTAAAGATAGATTAATGGCTATACCTGATTTAGATGGTCAACCTAAGATTACAATTGCTATTTACAGCTTTACAGACCAGACAGGTCAAAGAAAACCAAGTACAAAGTTTTCTCAACTGTCAACTGCTGTTACACAAGGTAGTAGTATGTTTGTAGTGGACGCATTTAAAAGTATCTCTGGTGGAGATTGGTTTCAAGTATTAGAGAGAGAAGGATTAGGTAATCTAATTAAAGAAAGACAACTAATTAGATCAACAAGAACAGAATATGATGGTGAACAAGTAGTAGGTAATATATTAAAACCGTTAGTGTTCGCTGGACTTCTTGTAGAAGGTGGTATCGTAGGGTACGACAGTAATATACAGACCGGAGGAATGGGCGCTAGATTTTTAGGAATTGGTTTAAGTGAGCAATATAGAGTAGACCAAGTAACAATATCATTAAGACTTGTTTCTGTACAATCGGGTGAGATATTAATAACCACAAATGTGACTAAAACAATTGCTAGTCATTCAAAAGGTGGTGATGTATTTACATTTTTAGATATGAATACAAAAGCTTTAGAATTAGAAAGTGGCGTTGCCGTTAACGAACCAGTAACCTACGCTATTAGAACTGCTATAGAATTTGCCGTACTTGAATTGATTTACGAAGGTAAAGACAAAGGATACTGGGAATTTAAAGAAGAAAATAAAAAAGAAAAAGGAATACATAAAAAATGAAAACAATAATTAGTGTTATTATGTTCTTAATGATGACTACTTTGTCATATGCTAACGACATATACGTTACTCAATCAGGCGCTAACCTTGATTTAGATATAACACAAGACGGATCTAACAACACAGTAGGTAACTCAACTACAGCATCAGCTTCAACAGGTGCTACAACTATATTGAATATAGACCAAGTTGGAGGTTCAAACGTTATTAAATACCAGATCAATGGTGCTACATACACAGGTGTTATTAGTTTAACTGGTGATTCAAATGATGTTGACTTAAATTGTGATAGTGGAAATAGTAACAGTTCTTGTGGAACTATAACTGCCAATATTACTTGGACAGGTTCATCAAGTGATATAGATTTAGATATAGGAGAAACAGCTGACGCTGCTAGTTCAACTGTTAATATAACAGGAGCTTCAGGATCAGACAGTAACGTAATCGCTGCTACTGTTGATGGTACAAGTGCTGTATTAACAATTACAGTTAACGGAGATACAAACAATTACTTAATTGACATAGATGGTAATGGGGATAGTATTGGTCACACACTAATACACGCACATACAGGATCAATTGCTGATGTTGACATTATACAATCAGGTGTTAATGATAACTATATTGACCTAACAACAAGCGGAGATAACGCTGAGGTTACTATCAGCCAAACGGATTAATATGATAACAATAATTTTATACTCGGGGTTAATAATTTATGCGAGCTACAAATTTTATAATTGGGTTCATACTTTTAACCCTTACGACTTTAGCAACAAATAGTTTTGCTACTATTGGTGAAGTAACACTACACAAAGGTAGTGCTGTTATTGATAGGCAAGATGGTGATAAAGGTATAACCGTAAAGAAAGAACTAGATATTTTTTCTTATGATACTGTTAAGACCGGGAATGGTAAAGTTGGTATTGTTTTTATAGATGATACTAGAGTTGATATTACCGAACACAGTAAACTTATTATAGATGAGTTTGTTTATGACCCTAACACTAACACAGGTTCTTTATCATTAAAAGCTTCCTTAGGTACAATTAGATATGCTAGTGGTCAAATCGCTAAAAACTCAGCACAGAATGTAAAGATTACTACACCAACAGCTACTATTGCTGTTAGAGGTACTGATTTTGCTATGACTGTAAATGAAATAGGCGGATCAACAATTATATTATTACCTAGTTGTAATGGTAACGGTCAATGTTATGTTGGTGAGATTGAAGTACAAACAGACGCAGGATTTGTAATAATGAATCAAGCATTTCAAGCTACACAAGTTGATACGTTAGAATCGAAACCTTTAAAACCTGTATTACTTGACCTTGATGAAAATATGATTAATAATCTCCTGATTGTTAGTCAACCACAAAACTTAAAAGATCAAATAGAAGATGAAAAGTTTAAAGAAACAGCAAGTGCTTTAGATTTAGACTTTTTAAAGTTTGATGATTTAGACGTTGATATGTTAGAAGTTGAAGAAGATGAATTTGCTTCAGCACTTGATATAGATTTTTTAGATAATGATTTTTTAGTTGATATTTTAGATCAATTAAACAAACAACTTGCTTTACAAATGAGAAGTGAGTTTGATAAAAATAAAGACACAAAGAAAGCAGGTAAAGATGAGTTTGGTGTTATACTTTTACTAGAGGATCCTCAATGGGTTTGGACTAGACTTGACGCTGCTCAAAACAATATAGTATTAAGACTTGATATGGAAAACAGTTATACTATAAACGTAAGACAAGGCGATACAGAAATTATAGATTATGAATTAGGTGATGGTGGTCAAAATCAAATTAGAATAAATCAGAATCAATAATGTATAAATTTATGAAATGGTTTACAATCTGGTTGTTCGTATGGATGGTGTTTTTTTCTATTGTAGATAAAGTAAAAGCAGATTTAACATACAAGACCTACGCCGGCACAGGTGCCTATCCAAGTTTCCCAGGCAACGGTGGTACTTTGTATTACGGCACAGTGTTGAGCACAGGCACAGTGAGTCAGTTGAATTACAATTGGAGCGGTGGATATATTTTAGACTCAGGCAGGGTTGACCGAGTAATCGTTAACTTCTATGGCTACATCACCATACCAGACACAGGTTCACAGGACATACAGTTCTATCTGTATGCTGATGACGGTGTTTACATGAAGATAGACGGCACTGTGGTCATCAATGATTGGAATGAACAGGGAGGTGCAACTTGGAATTATGTTTCCACGGACCAAACACTCACAGGTGGTCAAACTTATTACATAGATGCTTGGTGGTATGAGAACGGTGGCGGTGCCTCTTTCAAATTATATTGGGACCAGACAGGCTCAGTGGCATTGGTGCCCAGCTCGGCATATTCAACCACAGAACCCACACCTTCAGCTGCCATATCATCATCACAACAAACAGAAATAAACACAGCAAAAGCAAAAACTCAAAATGGTAATGCCATTTATATATCTCAAAGTGGTAGTGGTATAGATTTAGATATTGTACAAGACGGTGACAATAATTTAATCATAGGTTCTGATCTGACAAATGCTGGTTCTATACAAGGTGATAACAATGAGATAACACTTAACACAAAAGAATAACAATAACGTTTTAGGTATTGACGTAAATGGCAATTCAAATGATGTAGATATATGGCAAGACACAGGACAAAGAGCCATAGTTGAAATAACAGGTGCTTCAAATACTTTAGATTTAGAACAATTACATTTAAGTAATAGTGGAGAACACTTTGCTAGAGTTGAAGTAAATGGTAATAGTAATTCATTAACAATAGACCAAAAAGAAACTGGTGATAAGATACTATTTTTAGATGTGGATAGTAGTAATAATGTTCAAGTAGACCAAAAAGGTACAGGCGATCACTACCTAAATATAATACTAACTGATAGTCATACACTAGACATAACACAAGACGGATCAGGTAGCCATGACGCCCACATTAATTTGAGTGGAAACAATACATCAATAACATTAACACAAGATAGTAGCACAGATCAAAACTACTATTTGGAACAAAACTGTGTATCTGCTAGTTGCTCAGCAACAGTAACACAGAATTAAATTTATAGATATTAAGTAAATGGAGATAATTAAAATGGCACCAAACAGATATACTTTACTATTATTAGTAATACTTTTTCTATTTGCTATTTTAGTCAGTTAATGAAAAAGATACTAACACATTGGACAATTGCTTTTCTAACTTTATTTGTTATTACTTACATAGGTTTAAAAGACCCACAAGTTAAAGAGATATTAAGACTTAAAGGTTTTGATTTACTTCTTCAATCAGAAAAGAAAGAACTATCACAAGACATAGGTGTTATTACAATTGACGAAAAGGCAATAGAGAAGTACGGCCAGTGGCCTTGGAAGAGAGATGTACTTGCTGATGTCATTATAAAACTACGAGAAGCAGAAGTTGGTATCATAGTAATACCTATATTGTTTAGTGAAGAAGATAGATTAGGTGGCGATAATGAATTAGCAGAGGTATTACAATATGGAGTGGTCATATCACAAGTAGGAACAACACAAACAAATAAGAATGCCGTACCTAGAGGTATTGCTAAGATTAATGATCCTATGGCCTATATGTTTGAATGGCCAGGTATGTTAGGACCTATACCATTGTTAGGTGAAAAGGCAAGCGGTGTTGGTGTTGTAAATACTGTACCTGAAGTTGATGGTGTTGTAAGAAGAATACCATTGATTATGAAGATTGGAAACGACACCTATCCAGCGATGGCAATAGAGGTCATAAGAGTTTCTACAGGCGCTCCAAGCTATCAGGTGAAGGCAGGAGAAGGTGGTATTATCGCTATGAGAGTACCTGGTTTCTCTACAATAAAGACTGATTCAAATGGCCGTATATGGTTAAGATGGAACAAAGAATATGATACTATCAGTCTAGCAGATTTAGACCAAGTTGTCAAGTTTAAAGGTAAGACTGTTATCATAACTACCACAGCAGAGGGTTTAAATTCAATAGTGGCAACTCCTTTAGGTGAAAGATATATGTATGAGATAACTGCCTCAACATTATCAACTGTATTAGATGGTAAGAATATAACAAGAGTTGATATTAGTTTTATATCAGAATTAGCTGTTGCCTTTTTATTAGGTTGTGTTATCATACTAATGGCTAGATTTGCTCCGTATTGGTTAATAGGTTTAAAACTTATATCTTGGTATGTTATAGCAGTATGGTTAAGTCATTACTTCTTTACAAAACATTTGATGTTAGTAGATGCAAGTTGGATTATTATTACCTTAACAATTGTAGGATTTCATTCTGTATTTAACAGATTTATTTTAGAGTTTCAACTAAAACAACAAATACGAAAACAGTTTGAGAAGTATTTGGATCCAAGACAAGTTGCTATACTTGTAAAGAATCCTGAAAAATTAAAACTTGGTGGTGTTAGAAAAGAGATGTCTTTTATATTCATGGACATTGTAGGGTTTACACCAATTTCTGAACACTATAAAAACAAAGATGATCCAGAGGGATTAGTTGAATTGATAAATGAATTTCTAAATGAGATTAGTATGATAATATTAAACAACGGTGGAATGATAGATAAGTTTATGGGAGATTGTGTGATGGGAATATTTGGTGCGCCTTTAGATATGGATAACCACGCCGAGATGGCTGTTAAGTCTGCTAAAGAGATAGAAGAAAAAGTTAAAGAATTAAAAGTAATTTACAAAGAACGTGGATTACCAGACATCAATGTTGGAACAGGTGTAAATACAGGAATAGCAATTGTTGGTAATATGGGTTCTAAAACAAGACTCGACTATTCAGTTGTGGGTGACGCTGTTAATTTAGCGGCAAGATTAGAAGCCACTGCTGGAAGACATGAACATATAAATAATAAGACTATATGGTCATCTTATACACAAGATCAATTACCAGATACATTTAAGACAAAGAGTATTGGTACTATTAAGGTTAAAGGAAAGGAAGAACTAATTAAGATTTTTACGTTTCAATAAACATAGACGGAGGGTTATGACACTACTTCAACAAAAGAAGTTAAGAAAGACACTAACGAAAATAATAAGAGACAAAAAGAAACTTAAATTATATTTACTGAATTTACATTGGATAGTAATAAAGAAACAAAAAGAACGAAGAAGAAGAAAAACATTGATAAAACTATATAAAATGAGAAGACTTGAAGAACTCAGGTCAATGTTAAGGTCAGCATAAAAATAAATATAACATAGGTTATTGATAAGTTAAAATAGTATAAAGACGTTATATCGGCGTACACCCACTAGGGAAACAAACTTATACTAACCAACTAAATAGGACGACATGGTAGAAAACGTACACACAGATATAAAGGTTCAATTAGAATCTTTACGAAAAGACATAGAGAGCGTTAACGGTATTCAAGGTCGTTTAGATACGGCGATTGATAAACTGACTGATGTTTCTACTGCTATTAAATCTATGTTAGCTGTACATGAAGAAAAACTCCAAAGAAGTGAATCGATAGATGATGTTATTTTTGACAAGCTTAAGGATAGACAAAATGAGATAGATAATATTCACAAAGAATTGAAAGCGGATATTGAACTGTCTGAAAAACGGCTACTATGTGAACTAAAATCAATGAGAAACGAAATTAGTGGCAGAGTGGGTGTATTAGAAAAATGGAGATGGTTAATACTAGGTGGTTCTATTGTTATTGGATGGGTATTATCCAAAAACTTCATCTATATTATGTCCATGGTTCAATCCTAGACTTGACTTTTTGATACAATTGTGTTATATTATAGTCTGTTATGTCAAGTTATATAGACCTAAAATTTATTACAAACATTTCAAGTAGATTAGGTCAGTTTAAGAAGAAAACTGATTACCTATTCAACTTTAGATGTCCTCATTGTGGAGACTCACAAAAGTCCAAGACAAAGGCAAGAGCATATTTTTATAGAGTTAAAAATGATATGTTCTTCAAATGTCATAATTGTGGACAAGGCCAAAGTTTGGCTAATTTTATAAAAATGATTGATCCTAAAATGTATGAACAATACCTTTTAGAAAGATATAAGAAATCGGCACCAGCGACACCGAAACCAGAGTTTGAATTTGAACCTGTAAAGTTTAAAGATACAACTCTACTAGATAAGTTGAAAAGGATCAGTGGTCTAACGCCAGACCACCCCGCTAGATTATATTGTGAAAACAGAAAGATACCTGAAAAGTATTTTGACAAATTGTATCTTGCTGAAAAGTTTATGACTCTAGTTAACGAAGTAAAACCTAATACTTACAGAGTTACTAGAGATCAACCAAGATTAGTTATACCCTTTTTTGACACAGCCGGAGAAGTCTTTGCTTTTCAAGGTCGTGCCTTTGGTAATGAACAACCAAAATACTTAACAATTAAACTAGACGAGAGTAAACAAAAGGTATATGGACTTGAGCGAATCAATTTTGCTGACCATATTCATATTGTTGAAGGTCCTATTGATAGTTTATTTGTTGATAATTGCTTAGCGGCTGGTGGAGCGGATTTATTTTTAAAAAACAAAATTTCTAACGATCAGATCACATATATATTTGACAACGAACCTCGTAATAAAGAAATCGTTAATAGAATGTATAAAGTGATAGAACAGAATTACAATGTGGTGGTGTGGCCAGATGACATACAACTAAAAGATGTAAACGATTTGATCATGTCAGGTGTATCAAAAACAGAATTAAAAGAAATTATAAGTAGTAACACTTACTCGAAGTTAGCTGCTCTTACGAAGCTCAATTACTGGAAAAAAATATAAAAAGGGAAACATATGGTAGAAAAACAAATAATAAATGTAGTTAAACGTGGTGTAAGAGGAAAAGAACCCCTTAATATAGAAAAGATACATGAAATGGTTGAGTATGCCTGTGAAGATATAAAAGGTGTATCATCATCTCAGGTAGAGATGTCGAGTGGTCTACAATTCTTTGATGGCATTTCAACAGACGATATACAACAAATTCTAATTAAGTCAGCAGCTGATTTAATTTCACTAGACAATCCAAACTACCAATATGTGGCAGCCAGATTGTTATTATATTCATTGAGAAAAACAGTTATCAATAAACTTTGGGATCACCCTCACATTTATGAACATGTAAAAAAAGGTGTAGAAATAAAAGTATATGATGAAAATATTTTAAATTGGTATGACGAAAAAGATTTTGATAGAATGGAAAATTGGATTAACCATGATAGAGATTATACCTTTACATATGCCGGTTTAAGACAAGTCATTGACAAGTATCTAGTACAAGATAGATCAAATGGTAATATATTTGAAACACCACAGTTTATGTATATGATGATCGCTGCTACTGTATTTGCTCAATATCCAAAAACAAAAAGGATGATTTATGTTAAAAAATATTATGACGCAATTTCACAATTCAAAATTAATATACCAACTCCGGTTATGGCAGGTGTTAGAACACCTCTCAAACAGTATGCTAGTTGTGTTCTGGTTGATGTTGATGATACTTTGGACAGTATTTTTTCTAGTGATATGGCTGTTGGACGTTATGTTGCACAAAGGGCTGGCATTGGTATTAATGCTGGTAGAATACGAGGTATCAATGCGAGGATACGAGGCGGTGAAGTACAACACACCGGCGTTATTCCATTCCTTAAGAAATTTGAGGCAACAGTTAAGTGCTGTACTCAAAACGGAGTACGGGGCGGTTCGGCTACTGTTCACTTTCCTATTTGGCACCAAGAAATAGAAGACATCA